CTATTGTGTTCGTGCTTTACAAGGTGTGGGAAAACTTCTCTGGCAAGAAGATCGTCATCCCCAACCCTTACAAGAAGGCAGAGTTCTACATGAACAGTGCCGAGGGTGCCGAGTACGATATGGAGAATGATGATGAGATCTACTACCCCGAGACTGACGAGGAGGATGATGACATCGTAAACCTCGAGGGCGATGACATGTTCGATGGCGAGGACGATGATGTGTACGTGGAGGAGGGTGATGACATGGCCGATGCCGAGACTTACGACACCGTGAACCTCGAGGGCAGTGACATTGCCGACGCCGAGACTTCCGTGCCCAAGGTGATGCAGCCCATGATGCCCATGCTCACCCCCTCTTCTCAGCTGCTGCCCAAGCCTTCTCCCGAGGCAGCCGACTTTGACATGTGGGCCCCCAAGAACCTGCAGGCGCAGAACTTCCTGACCGCCACCCAGTGGATTGGTGTCAACACCCAGGGCTCTTCCCTGAAGAACGCCAACTACGACCTCCGCGCCGATCCCATCATCCCCAAGGCAGACATAGGCCCATGGCAACAATCAAGCATCGACCCCAACATCTATTCCAAACCCCTGTTTGGTTAAACAATATACAAAACTCGTGTCTATACTTGTATCGCGATTTGTCGATATAATTATCATTTGACCCAGGAGACATAATTGCTATTTATATCGACAAAAAGTAAATGTAATCATCTTTTGAAATCTCATATCAAATGATATTTCAATCACCATTCTGCGTATATAATGCTATCAGCCCAAAAGGAAAGTTCTACATAGGATATTCCAGTTTGACAGCAGAAGAACGGTTTGAATGCCACGTGAACAACAGCAGGAAAAAAAAATCAAAGTGCCCTGCCATAGAAGACGCTATAAGACATTACGGTGCTGAAGAATTTAAAGTCATCACGATAAGGTGGTGCGACACCAAGGAGGATGCGTGTTATTGGGAAGAAGTTTATACCAAGTTCTTCAAGACAACCAATAAGAAATATGGGTATAATCTCAAAGAAGGAGGATTGGGTGGAAAACTCAGCGAAGAAGGATTGGCAAACCACAGAGAAGCTATGAAGAACCGCATTGTGCCAGATATGTCAGGACCAAGGGCAGCATCTGCCGAAGACATAGAGAGTGCTATTCAGCAGGCAAAGGATGAATATGGCCCAGGAGCAACCAAAAGAGCCATTGCTCTGTTTGCTGCTGATTTACTTGATGTTCACCATCATACAGTGATTGACCATATGAAACGCATAGGACAAGTTTATACTGATGGCAGAAGAATTGCCACTGATGACCAGATAGCAGATGAACTGTTTTGGGTGATGTCTGTGGACTTTTCTCATATGATGAGAAAGACGCTCGTAGAGTATTTGGTTAGCAATGTTTTTGGAAGCAACAGAATACTTTTGAGACGATACTGGGACCGTCATCCCGATGTGAAAATGATGACTACTAACAAAGGATGGTCATTTCAACACACGGAGGAAGCAAAGAAGGCAATAGGTGCTTCTAAGATTGGTAAGAAGAAAGACCCTGAAGAAGTGGCTAGGAGAGAAGCCACTAAATCTTTGAAACTAATAGAAAAGTATGCCAAGTTGGGAATTGATATAACAAAGGATAATATTGAGGCAGTTTTGGTGTCATATCCTTCCGCATATAAGGCTGCCAAATATCTTACTATCGGAAAAGAGTGTCATTTCAATGGTATAAGGTCATTTATGAGAAACTATTTAGTCTCACACAGAATGTAAAACCTAGCAAACATATAGGCCACGTCAGTTCGTCAAATTGTCGATAAAATAATGTCCTTTAAGTTAAATGCTGCACGCTATCGATCTCTTCTCTGGCATCGGTGGCATCACTCACGGTCTGCGTGGCATCGTGGAGCCCATTGCCTACGTGGAAAAGAATGATGATGCCAGAGGGTTCCTAGCGCGGAAGCACCCCAACGTTCCTGTATTTGACGATGTGTGTACCTTTGACGCCACTCCATATCTTGGAAAGGTGGACATCATCACCGGCGGGTGGCCCTGTACCGGTTTCTCCACCGCGGGAAAGGGAACTGGTTTTGAACACGAGGCATCTGGTCTCTTCACCGAGGTCGTGCGCATCACCAAGGAGTGTCAGCCCAAGTATCTGTTCCTGGAAAATTCTCACACACTAGCAGCATACGAGAACATCAGTGTCATTGTGAAGGCCTTTGACGAGCTTGGGTATGACTGCAGGTGGACTTCGTGTCGTGCAACTTGCGTCGGCGCCCCTCACCAGCGCTACAGATGGTTCTGCCTGGTCGTGAAGAAAGGAGCAGGTATTGATTTTGAAATCCCAGTAATCGAGAAGTTCGACTGGGAAAACAACGAGCCACCGAGGCAGATAGAGAAGAACAACAAGACAAACAAACTCCGCGTCGGTTTCATGGGCAACGCGGTGGTTCCTGATCAAGTAAGATATGCAATGACTCTGCTCAGCACCCTAGAGAACAAAGTATTGGGCCCTAGCAACACCGACGGGTATTCTATTGATGGCAGGATTTACACGTTTGTCGTGAAGCATCCCACGAGGAAGCCCCTTAACATTGTTTTAACACCCAGAGAAAACGAGGCGTCGTTTGCCAAGATTTGCGACCCCAAGAAGGTTCTCACAAAGCCTGTGGTGAAGAAGTATTGGGCAACGCCTGTGTATAGCTGCATGAACTCCGCAAAGTGCCCGAGAACGCTCACCAAACGCGTGTCTAATATGCTGTCTGCGGTTGTTGGATTTTCTGAGGGAGGTAATAAGAATTGGTATCTCAGCGCACAGTGGCTAACTTATTTAATGGGATTTCCTCAAGATTATTGGTCTTGCGATGACGGGCTATCCTGAATTATCACATGAGCGTGCCATATATTCTTCACGCTCCGTAAATACTCAGGATTTACAAAACAAATGAACTTTCGACCTTGTGAATGCCGCGTCGCAATTTCTTTTATCTTTTCGTTGCTCAGTTGGTATGTGCTCCATATGAGGTAGTGCCTGGTGTTATCAACATCGTATGGGTACTCGTTCCGCATCCATGCTATTGGTCGCCCTTCCATCTTCTTGGTTATTACATCGGAAACTGTCACGCCATTTCTGTTTAATGCATCACAGTATTGGTTGTATTTCTCAAGAACTTCCTTTTTACGTGTGAATAAATCTAGGCGATCCAGCAGTACACACATAGTTGCATCTTCCCATAACATTTATTTACGCAAGTATTATTCTTGTGAAAATTTCATATCTTTTTGTTCAGCGTTAATAACCCTTAGCTGTTGGTTTTCATCTTTTAACTTAAAAAAAAAACGACGGCATACAATATAGACCAGATGAGCAGTGCTGATTTCAAAAGAGATCTTTTACAGTTTGGTGGGATAAATGCAACAAATGGAACAATTTACCTGAAAGGAAACATACGTATGTTGGGAAACGGGTCTGCTATGCCCCAACTCACAGTCGGGAATCTGACAGTCACTGGAAACGCGGTGATCCCTGGGATTAGTTTTGCTTCGTTATCCGTAGCAGGTAATATAACATCTGGACAATTTTTTATAGGCAATGGTGCTCTGCTCTCGGGGGTGACCAGCACCCTTCCAACCGCTGCGAACCTTGACATCATCGGCAATGTCACGGCCCCTGGGAATGTGTCAGTGGCTGGTCAAGTGAATGCCCTTGGCAACATTGTAGCACCCTTCTTCATCGGCAATGGCTCCCAGCTGACTGGTCTCGCATCAACATCACTCCCAGCAGTCGCGAATCTTGACATCCGTGGAAATGTCATAGGCGCATATGCCAATGTAACAAACATCATCGCAGCTTCCGGGAATGTAGGCACATTAGCAGGCGGTAACATCGCTGTAAGCGGGCAAGTCAACGCCCTCGGCAACGTTGTAGCACCCTTCTTCATCGGCAACGGCTCTCAGCTGTCTGGTCTGTTGACATCACTCCCAGCAGTCGCAAATATTGACATCCGTGGAAATGTCATAGGCGCATATGCCAATGTAACAAACATCATCGCAGCTTCCGGGAATGTAGGCAATGTGCTCCTCGCGGGTGGCAACATTGCTGCGAGCGGACAAGTCAACGCCCTCGGCAACGTTGTAGCACCCTTCTTCTTTGGCAATGGCTCCCAGCTGACCGGCCTGCTCACATCACTCCCAGCAGTCGCAAATATTGACATCCGTGGAAATGTCATAGGTGCATATGCCAATGTAACAAACATCATCGCAGCTTCCGGGAATGTAGGCAATGTGCTCCTCGCGGGTGGCAACATTGCTGCAAGCGGACAAGTCAATGCCCTCGGCAACGTTGTAGCACCCTTCTTCATTGGTAATGGCTCCCAGCTGACCGGCCTGCTCACATCACTCCCAGCAGTCGCAAATATTGACATCCGTGGAAATGTCATAGGTGCATATGCCAATGTAACAAACATCATCGCAGCCGCTGGAAACGTAGGTAAAGTGCTCCTAGCGGGCGGCAACATTGCTGCGAGCGGACAAGTCAATGCCCTCGGCAACGTTGTAGCACCCTTCTTCATTGGTAACGGATCTCAGCTGACGGGTGTCATTGCTTCTGGTGTCCAATCTCTCGATGTCCGCGGTAACATCATTGGTGCGTACGCCAACGTGACAGACATCTTTGCAGCTGCAGGAAACGTAGGTAACGTGCTCCTAGCGGGCGGCAACATTGCTGCGAGCGGACAAGTCAACGTCCTCGGCAACGTTGTAGCACCCTTCTTCATAGGTAATGGCTCCCAGCTGACGGGCGTCATTGCTTCTGGTGTTCAGTCTCTTGATGTCCGTGGCAATGTCATCGGTGCGTACGCCAATGTGACAGACATCTTTGCAGCTGCAGGAAACATAGGTAACGTGCTCCTAGTAGGCGGGAACATTGCTGCGAGCGGACAAGTCAATGTTCTTGGCAATGTGGTTGGAAACTTCTTCATTGGAAATGGGTCACTATTGACAGGAGTGGCATATACCCCACCCACCGTGTCGAGTTCGGATATACGTGGTAACATCATTGGTGCATACGCCAACGTGGCAAATATTATTGCAGCTGCAGGAAACGTAGGTAACGTGCTGCTCGTGGGTGGCAACATTGCTGCGAGCGGGCAAGTCAACGTCCTCGGCAACGTTGTAGCACCCTTCTTCATTGGTAATGGCTCCCAGCTGACAGGCGTCATTGCTTCCGGTGTTCAGTCTCTTGATGTCCGTGGCAACGTCATCGGTGCATACGCCAATGTGACAGACATCTTCGCAGCCGCTGGAAACGTAGGTAACGTGCTCCTAGCGGGCGGCAACATTGCTGCAAGCGGGCAAGTCAACGCCCTCGGCAACATCGTAGCACCCTTCTTCATTGGTAATGGCTCCCAGCTGACCGGCGTCATTGCTTCTGGTGTTCAGTCTCTTGATGTCCGTGGCAATGTCATCGGTGCGTACGCCAATGTGACAGACATCTTTGCAGCTGCAGGAAACGTAGGTAACGTGCTCCTAGTAGGCGGGAACATTGCTGCGAGCGGACAAGTCAATGTTCTTGGCAATGTGGTTGGAAACTTCTTCATTGGAAATGGGTCACTATTGACAGGAGTGGCATATACCCCGCCCGCAGTGTCGAGTTCGGATATACGTGGCAACATCATCGGCGAATATGCCAACGTGTCCAACCTCATACTCAACTCCAACGACGTATCCTTGGGGTTAAATGCCGGTATTACTAACCACGGTTTGAATTCCGTGGCGATCGGAAGAGCTGCGGGACAGTCCAACCAGGGTGCCAATTCGGTAGTGGTAGGGTTTAGCGCAGGATTTTCTAACCAGGGGACGCTATCTGTGGCAGTGGGGACCAGTGCTGGTTTGGCTAACCAAGGTGCGTGTGCAGTAGCGGCAGGGTTCAACGCGGGTCAGGATCTGCAAGGCACGTCTTCCGTTGCATTAGGGGTGGCTGCCGGAAGTCAGACCCAGGGTGGCAATGCCGTGGCAGTAGGGATAGCCGCGGGTCTCACCAGTCAGGGGCAATCTTCCGTTGCCGTGGGGTCGTGGGCTGGGTGGACTAGACAAGGTAACCTGTCTGTGGCAATGGGTGCAAATGCTGGAGCTACCAGCCAAGGTATTTCTTCTGTGGCGATAGGCGCACTTGCAGGAGCTACTAACCAAGGTACAATGTCAGTGGCGGTGGGGTCTAGCGCTGGAATTACTACTCAGGGGGCGTGTGCAGTGGCGGTGGGGGCGAATGCTGGCCTTACTAGCCAAGGTATACAAGCTGTATCTATGGGATTGAATGCTGGACGTACTTCTCAGGGAGGGGCAGCCGTGGCACTAGGGGCAAGTGCAGGCCAGATTTCCCAAGGTGCGTCTTCCGTGGCAATAGGGCAATTGGCAGGCGTCACTAGCCAAGGTTCGTATGGCGTGGCAATAGGTTGGGGCGCTGCACAAGGTACCCAAGGTGCGTGTGCCGTGGCAATAGGGTTTACCACGGCAAGTGGGACACAGGGTAGAGAGTCTATAGCAATAGGGTTTAGTACAGCAAGCAATAGTCAAGGTTCACAATCTGTGGCGTTAGGGACCAGTGCTGGATTTTCTGCGCAAGGTAATTTAGCCGTCGCAATAGGGTATCTGGCAGGAAGGACTGCCCAAGGCGATTCTGCCGTGGCATTCGGGACCAGCGCAGGATTTACTTCCCAACGCGCAAATGCCGTGGCGATAGGGACCAGCGCAGGACTTACTACCCAGGGGGCGTCTGCCGTGGCCATAGGGACAAACGCAGGTCTTACCACCCAAAGCGCATCTGCCGTGGCGATTGGCGCTTTGGCAGGGGTTACTAGCCAGGGGGCACAAGCCGTGACAATAGGTCCGAGTGCAGGAAATTTTGAACAAGGCGCATGTGCCGTGGCAATAGGGTCCAGCGCGGGAAATTCTAGCCAGGGGGCATCTTCCGTGGCGATGGGGTTTCAGGCTGCCCAGTCTACACAAGGCACAGGTTCCACAGCAATAGGGCATAATGCAGGACAGGCTAACCAAGGTATAAGAGCCTTGGCGGCGGGGTTCAATGCGGGGCAGACTAACCAGGGGGCATCTTCCGTGGCACTAGGGTTTAGTGCCGGCGGGGGTACCCAAGGCACACAAAGTGTGGCAATAGGATCAAGCGCAGGCCTTACTAGCCAAGGTGCGTGTGCCGTGGCAATAGGAGCATTCGCAGGCCTTACTAACCAGCACGCAAACTCCATTGTCATCAACGCGACAGGAGGCGCCCTCAACTCGCCTGCCGCGGGCACATTGACGATCGCACCCATCAGAAGCGTCGCAGCATCCAACCCGGTGCTCGTGTACAACACCACCACAAAAGAAATAACATACAACTCAACCATAGATATCTTGGCAGCCTCTGGAAACGTAGGAAACGTGCTCCTCGTGGGTGGCAACATTGCTGCGAGCGGGCAAGTCAATGTCCTTGGTAACGTTGTAGCACCCTTCTTCATCGGCAATGGCTCTCAGCTGACCGGAATCGCAAGCTTCACACTCCCAGCAACGGCAAACCTTGACATCAGTGGCAATGTCATCGGCGCGTACGCCAATGTGACAGACATCTTCGCATCTTCCGGAAACGTAGGTAATGTGCTCCTAGCAGGCGGGAACATTGCTGCGAGCGGACAAGTCAATGCCCTCGGCAACGTTGTAGCACCTTTCTTCATAGGTAATGGCTCCCAGCTGACAGGCGTCATTGCTTCCGGTGTTCAGTCTCTTGATGTCCGTGGCAACGTAATAGGTGCATACGCCAATGTGACAGACATCTTTGCAGCCGCAGGAAATGTCAGGAACGAGCTCATAGTCGGGGGAAACGTTGATGTAAGTGGGCAAGTCGACGTCCTCGGCAACGTTGTTGGAAACTTCTTCATTGGCAACGGCTCTCTGCTGACCGGAATATCGTCTGGGGGGTCGCTCCCCGCGGTCGCGAACATCGACGTCCGTGGCAACATCATCGGCGCGTACGCCAACGTGTCGAACCTCATACTGAACTCTGCTTTTATAGCATTGGGTTCCAATGCGGGCCTCGTTAGCCAGGGCGCATCTGCCGTGGCGATAGGTGCATCTGCAGGAGGTAATACCCAAAGCGGGACCGCTGTAGCAATAGGGACTAGTGCTGGATGGAACACACAAGGGGGGTGTGCAGTGGCAATAGGATGCCTGGCGGGCCTTACTTCCCAAGGTGCTAATTCCGTTGCAATCGGCGCAAATGCGGGTGTCACTTCTCAGGGGGTCTCTTCTGTGGCAATAGGGGCCAGCGCAGGCCAGACTTCCCAAGGTGCAACTGCCGTGGCAATAGGCAAATTGGCTGGAAGTAATGCCCAAGGTGCAGCTACCGTGGCAATAGGAGAAGGAGCGGGCCGTACTAGCCAAAAAGCGTATGCCATAGCAATAGGATGGTCGCCGGGAAGTAATACCCAAGGTTTTTCTGCGGTGGCAATAGGGCCAGGAGCAGCAGGCACTAGCCAAGGTACGCAAGGTGTGGCAATAGGGTCTAGTACAGCATATCAGGGCCAAAGTGCGTCTGCCGTGGCAATAGGCACATATGCGGGAGGCACTTCCCAAGGTTTTTCTTGTGTGGCAATAGGAGCATTAGCAGCAGGCACTAACCAAGGTTCACTTTGCGTGGCAATAGGACCAGCCGCAGGAGCTACTAGCCAAAGGGATTATTCAATTGCAGTAGGGGCATTTGCAGGAAGTAACATTCAAGGGGCATCTTCCGTGGCAATAGGGGCCAGCGCAGCATTTACTGCCCAAGGTGCAAGTTCTGTGGCAATAGGGACGAGCGCAGGACTTACTTCCCAACGCGCGAATGCCATAGCATTAGGAACGAGTGCAGGAGGTAACGCACAGGGGTTTTGTGCCGTGGCAATAGGGACATTGGCAGGAAGCAATACCCAAGGTGCAAATGCAATTGCAATCGGCGCAAATGCGGGTGTCACTTCTCAGGGCGTGTCTGCCGTGGCAATGGGAGCATTCGCAGGATTTACTAGCCAAGGGGCAAATGCCGTGGCAATAGGAGCATTCGCAGGAAGTAATGCCCAGCATGCAAACTCCATTATCATCAACGCGACAGGAGGCGCCCTCAACTCATCTGCTGCGGGCACATTGACAATTGCGCCCATCAGAAGCGATGCAGCTTCCACACCGGTGCTCGTGTATAATGCCACCACAAACGAAATAACGTACAACTCATCCACGAGGAACATCAAGAAAAACATTATCGACCTCACCGCGAATACTTCTCACGTGTACGACATCCGACCGGTAGAATACGACGCTATTTCGGATGACAGACATTACGTAGGGTTGATTGCGGAGGAGGTGTACGAGGCCGATCCTTACTTTGCCTGGATGCAGAACGGTAACCCCGCGGGCATTGAGTGGTTCAACATCCTCTTGTACACGGTGGCGGAAATGAAGAAATTGAAGGCCCGACTGGACATTGTGGAACAACGGTGATAAATCACAAAAAACCGTTCGTCTTGTTCTCGTTCGTTAATTTATCGAGGAAGCTCTCCGTGTGAGTCTCCATCTTCTGCTGGAGCGTCTTCACGCTTGCGGGAACCTCGTGGTGGAAAGCAACAGAATCAGCCATCTTTTCCTGTGGACTTTATCTCGTTGTCAACGTTCTCGGCAACGTCAGTGTAAAATTTCTTGGTCTCTACGGGAAATTTGTACATTCGGTGGTCGCCGGACGCGCACATCTTTATGACGTCTGCCGCAGGGATTTGCTTGTCTTTCTTCTTGCCAGAGTCAAATGATGGTGTGGACATTTCCTTCATGCTCCGTTGAACTCTTGGCGGCATATACGGTATGTAGTAGTCATCGTCATACACGTCAGCATTCTTGACAAGATATTCGTTTCTGTATCTCTTGAGGTCCTTGGCGACTTCCTTGCCGGTGACGGGGTCTACATGCCTGACCACATTCTTGTCGGCATCGTATTTGATTACTTTTTGTTCTGCTTTCGTACCACGTGTATACTTGAACAATATTGCGGGTATTTCATGGGGGTCGGCGCATCGCAGCTCCTCCACGCAATCTTGATTCTTCACCGCTTCTTGAATTGAAGCAATGACTGTTTTATCTGGAACTTGTAGTGTGATGTTAATTGTATTATTCTGTGTGCCAATGTTGTTCATGATTTCAACATCTCCTGTGGTTATGGATGACACGTTTCCAGATGTGTTGATTTTCTTGATATCTTCTTCCCATACAAAGTTTCTGGATTCAGATTTGATTGTATGGCCACAAGAAGTCTTCTTATGTCGAGAAGCATTCCCTGGATGTATTGTTTCAAAACCACAACCACATAAATAGAAAGAAGTTCTGTGTGTCTTATATATAGACATCTTGATATAAAAAGAACATAAATTATTAAGTTATTTTACATTGTTGTGAGTATCTTTGAGTATCATAATCTCACGCGGTAGTGTAGTTTATAGTTGTGAGTATCGTTAGTATCTTTTTATTTTTTTTTTTTTTTTTTGAATTTTTTTTGTTTTTTTTTTTTTTTTTTTTTTTTTTTGAAATTAGTTTTCAACTGAAAGTTTCACATGGAATAGTGTTTCAATGCGAATCATACACGGCGAGAGAACTCCAAGAATATGCTGGCTGCAGTGTCACAATTAATTTTATGAAATTATTCTTGTGGAAATTTCATATATTTTCGTTTGAGTTTCATCATCCAGCAAACACCGCGGTTTTACAAAAAAAACGACGACATACAATATAAACCAGATGAGCAGTGCTGATTTCAAAAGAGATCTTTTACAGTTTGGCGGGATAAATGCAACAAATGGAACTATTTTCCTGAAAGGAAACATACGTATGTTGGGCAACGGGTCTGCTATGCCTCAACTCACAGTCGGGAATCTGACAGTCACTGGAAACGCGGTGATCCCTGGGATTAGTTTGGCTTCGTTATCCGTAGCAGGTAATATAACGACAGGTGAATATTTCATAGGCAACGGCTCCCAGCTGACCGGAATCGCAAGCTTCACACTCCCAGCAACGGCAAACCTTGACATCAGTGGTAATGTCATCGGTGCGTACGCCAACGTGACAGACATCTTTGCAGCCTCTGGAAATGTAGGTACATTAGCGGGTGGCAACATCGCGGCCAGTGGTCAAGTCAACGTCCTCGGCAACGTCGTTGGAACCTTCTTCATCGGCAACGGGTCACTATTGACTGGTATATCGTCACTCCCCGCGGTTGCGAGCATTGATGTCCGTGGCAACATCATCGGCACGTACGCCAACGTGTCGAACCTCATACTCAACTCTACTTTTATAGCATTTGGAACGGGGGCGGGAGGTAATGCCCAAGGGGCACAAGCAGTGGCAGTGGGGTTCAATGCAGGAAGTAACACCCAACAATCGTTTACCGTGGCAATAGGATCTAGTGCAGGACAGAATTCCCAACAACCGTCTGCCGTGGCATTAGGGTCATTCGCGGGACAGACTAGCCAAGGGCAATCTACCGTGGCAGTAGGAACCAGTGCAGGAACTACTAACCAGGGGCTAGCAGCGGTGGCAATAGGGTCACGGGCAGCAAACAATTTCCAAGGTGCACAAGCTGTGGCAATCGGGCAAGATGCAGGATGCGGTGTCCAAGGTTCTTATTCCGTGGCGATAGGGAATTTTGCAGGAGCTACTAATCAAAGTACACGAAGTATAGCAATAGGGTATCTTGCAGGACAGACTTCCCAAGGTACTTGTTCCGTGGCAATAGGCCTACAGACAGGGATTACTAGACAAGGTGCATCTTCCGTGGCAATGGGGGTCGGTGCAGGACAGACTTCCCAACAAGCGAATGCAATTGCAATCGGCTCATTTGCAGGAAATACTGCCCAGGGCAATGCTTCCGTGGCAGTGGGGCTCAACGCGGGAGCTACTAGCCAAGGTGCATCTTCTGTGGCAATAGGGTTCAATGCAGGAAGTAACACCCAAGGTGCATCTTCCGTGGCAATAGGGTTGGCTGCAGGACAGACTTCCCAACAAGCGAATGCAATTGCAATCGGCGCTTTTGCAGGAAATACTGCCCAGGGCAATGCTTCCGTGGCAGTGGGGCTGAACGCGGGAGGTAATATCCAAGGAGCACAAGCTGTGGCAATAGGGTTCAATGCAGGAAGTAACACCCAAGGTGCATCTGCCGTGGCATTAGGGTCATTCGCGGGACATACTAGCCAAGGGATATCTTCCGTGGCAATAGGAGTGAATGCTGGACGTACTTCCCAAGGAGGTGAATCCGTGGCAATTGGGCTTTTTGCAGGACAGACTAACCAAGGGATATCTTCCGTGGCGATGGGGGGTTATACAGGACGTACTAGCCAAGGTGATTCTTCCGTGGCAATAGGGTATAATGCAGGAAGCAATACCCAAGGTATAAGAGCCTTGGCGATGGGGTTCAACGCGGGGCAGACTAACCAGGGGACATCTTCCGTGGCGCTAGGGTTTAATGCCGGCGGGGGTACCCAAGGAGCCAGTTCCGTGGCAGTGGGGGCGGAAGCAGGACAGACTAATCAAGCTATAAATGCAGTAGCGATAGGACGCCAAGCAGGAGCTGCTAGCCAGGGGGAATCTACCGTGGCGGTGGGACCAGGGGCAGGTTTTACTGGCCAAGGCGCATCTTCCGTGGCAATAGGAACGAGTGCAGGAGGTAACGCACAGGGGGTTAATGCCGTGGCAATAGGGACATTGGCAGGAAGCAATACACAGGGGGCGAGATCCGTGGCAATAGGGTTCGACGCGGGGCTTACTAGCCAGGGGACATCTTCAGTGGCAATAGGAACGAATGCGGGAAGTTCCAACCAAGGTGTCAATTCCATAGCGATAGGAACAAACGCAGGAATTATCGACTTGGCAGCAAATAGCGTTGCCATAGGAACTGGTGCAGGGACTGCAAATGTATCAGATGTGAACTCGATAATTATAAATGCGACCGGCGCCGCCCTCACCTCGACTGCAGCGGGTACGTTGACAATTGCGCCCATCAGAAGCGATGCAGCATCCACCCCGGTACTCGTGTACAATGCCGTCACAAAAGAAATAACATACAACTCGTCCACGAGGAACATCAAGAAAAACATTATCGACCTTACGGCGAATACTGCCCACGTGTACGACATCCGGCCGGTGGAATATGATGCTATTTCGGACAACAAGCATTTTGTCGGGTTGATTGCGGAAGAGGTGTACGAGGCCGATCCTTACTTCGCATGGACGCAGGACGATAACCCCGCGGGCATTGAGTGGTTCAACATCCTCCTGTACACGGTGGCAGAACTGAAGAAAATGAAGATAAAAAACGAAGAACTCGAAGCACGGCTTGTTAAATTAGAGCAAAAATTATAATTTTTTAAGTTAACTACAATGAAAATACTGTTTGCCTCTACAGACGCGACTCAGACAACTGGGTACGGGCGCATAGCGTACAATATTTTGCTACATTGGTCAAACCTGGGACACGAGATACACCACTTTGCGTTCCAACGATACAAACCGTATGGCATAGAGGAAGATCGGAAACTTCCCGATAATGTTCATCTCATAGATGTTCACACACTGTCCAAGGATACATTTGGTACTGACATATGGACAGATACCGTGCGGAAAGTGGACCCTGATGTTATCATCGTGTATAATGATATGCCGGTCACGTGTGCTCTTCTTAACCAGATGCTGGACTCTCCGAAAAGGTGTCCATTTATCTCCTACCTGGACATAGTGTACACATTCCAGAAGTCGGAACTCATAGACCACATAGCAAAATATGCCGACCACATTTTCGTGTTCTCTGATTTTTGGAAAAAACACCTCACCAATTGTTTCAAAATTTCACCGAAGAAGATATCCGTTTTTCCACACGGGGTTGATAAGAAAAAGTTTACCAAATTATCAAAAGAGAGTGCGAAGAAGGTGCTGGGGCTGGAGGAAGACGATTTTATGATATTTAATACGAACAGAAACTCGTACAGAAAATTATTAGATATCACAATAAAGGCATTTGTTAGGTTTTGGAAACTCACCGGGGAAAACGAAAAGGTTAAACTGATGATCAATTGCCGACTCGATATCGACACCGGATATAATTTCCAGGATATCATAAAAACTGCGTGTATACTGGAAGGTGTGGATTACAACATAATTTCAATGCAGAACATTAAATTACTTTCGGAAAACGGTGGTCTCGTGTCCGACGAGATCATAAATACTGCTCTCAACGCGTCTGACATTGGGATGAACACGTGTGGCGGTGAAGGGTTCGGCCTGTGTAACACTGAGGGCGCATATCTGGGAGTGCCGCAAGTAGTAACAAACACCGGAGGTCTTTCTGACATATTTCGGGGTTTTGAAAATATGCTCGTGGATCCAAAGGTGTATATGACATTGCCTGCAAATATTGATTTCCACAATGGGGAACTTGCTATCTGCGATTATAAAGACTTTGCCGACAAGCTTCTGTTTTATTACAACAACAGGGACATCTTGAAGGCGGATGGTGCAAGTATAGAAAAACATATAAAGCAAACATACGATTGGGACAACCTTCTTGAAGAATTCTCGTATAGCATGGATAAACTAATCACTAGAAGAAATAATATACCATGTCTTTATATAAACAATGACGAAGATATAACTGCTAGAAAGATGATGGAAAAACAGAGCATCCCTGGTATCGATATACTCAGAATACGAGGAGATTACGACGATTTTTCTTCACATACGAAGGCCTTGCGCAAAGCATTTGACGAGAACAACGCGATAACATTGATATCTAAGGACGACGTGGTATTCAAAAGTGATTTTAGGTATAAAATGCTCGATGCTGTATCAAAACTTCCGATGACATGGCAAATAGTCCATTTAAACTCTTCATGTTATGCGATTTCTCAGAGCGGGCTGTTCGCAACGAAGAAAAGTAACTACGCCATATCTATAAATGACATGGTGTGTTTCTCTGCTAACGTTTGATCACAATTTTTCGCGGGTCCACTTGAAACCATATGCTGTTTTGCGATCCCCACGAGCACACATACGTATCTTAGACCCATTAGTCTTTCCAAGAGCTCGTGCCGCTTCCCCACTCGAACCATATGAGCCAACGCACGTGCCATCAAGAGTATACTGATACACTCTCTTGGATTTGTGATTCTTCTCACCAGATCGTGATTCGCTCATTTTTTGCTTGGACTCCTTAGTGTGTTCCTTCCCATAAAAGTGATTCTTCTCATCGGTCTTCCCATACATAGGATTCTTCTCGCCGGATAGTGATTCGCTGATTTTTTGCTTGCTTTCCTCTGTGTGTGTCTTCCCAAACCAATAACACTTCTCACCTGACTTTGCGTCGCTCATTTTTTGCTTGCTTTCCTCGCTCATCTTCCCAGTGGCACCACCACCTTCCTTGAGATTGTACCCACCAGGCGCGAGAGTTCCGAACAACGCCACCAGCATCTCCTCGTAGAAATTAAGTTCCTCGTCGGGAACCTCGTACCACTCCTTGTCGAAGTTATCCCATCCGTGCTTCTTGATGGCGCCAGAGATCGCCTTACACCCGCTACTTGACAGCTGGTGTTCTTCCAAACGTTTATGTATGTCACGGATTGTTTGCCCGATGTATGCTTTTCTGGACTCCTTCTTGAGCGTGAGTTTGTAAATGAAGCCCATTTTGGTAATTACAATAAATTTACCATTATATCCTTACAAGTGTCGATATACATTAAATGACAAACCAAAATAAGCGCAATACCCCTATGGAGAGGTGCGATCGTTTGATTTAAACTTAAATAAAAAATATTAACTTAACATAAAAGAACATGACAGGGGCTTTGACACAGCTTGTTGCATATGGAGCCCAGGACGTGTACTTAACTGGAGACCCAAAGATGACATTCTGGAAATCTGTTTTCACGAGGTATAGAAATTTTGCGCTGGAATCAATTGAGCAAGATATCGTAGGAGGAATTGTATCCAATGGCGATATTTCCGTCACCTTGTCTCGGTCGGGAGACTTGATATACGCCATAATGTTTGAAATTGAGTTCCAACGCGGCCCATCTCAGCCAAACGACCCAGCGCCATATTTTTCGTGTGAGCAATGGCTGAAGCACATAGAGTTGTATATCGGAGGCCAAAAGGTGTATGAGTTTGGCCACGAGTGGTTCAGGATGTACTGGGAGCTGTTTTATAATTTGGAGGAGGAAATAGCATACAACACCATGTGCAACTGGACAAACGAACCCGAGGGGTATATACGTACATTCTTCCTCCCTATCCCCGTGTGGTTCAATGCTACGGACCCGGGAAGGGCCCTTCCTCTGATCGCATTGCAATATCACGACGTGCAATTTAAGATTAAACTAAATAATATCAACAACATCCCTGGTATCAACCCCAATTTCATACCTACCATGCGATGCTTTGCGGACTACACGTTCTTGGACACGCAAGAGCGCATATGGTTTGCACAAAACCCCCACGAGTACATCATACAGCAAGTGCAGACTAATCAATTTCCGATTAATGTAGGCCCCAATCAGCTCAATTTCAACTTTGATCTCAACTTCAACCATCCTGTAAAGGCCCTCATGTGGGCGTGCACACCTGGGTCCACCACACATGGACAATACACGTCGCAGCCAGGTGAGCAGGATGAGGAAGTTTTGGCTCCTCTCGAAACGGCGACGCTCTTGCTGAACGGAATAGAGAGATTCCAGACGCGGAAAGGCGCGTACTTTACGCTCGGAAACCCCTGGGCGACTTTTGCCGGTTCTTATACCTCTGCTGGTGTGTATGCTTATGGGTTTGGAATCCAATCCGGCCTTGACGATCCCACCGGTTCGCTCAACTTTAGCAGGATAGACAGTGCGGTGCTGCGTGTCCGCACGAAGCAGGCCATTGTGGACAATGCTACTATCCCAGGTAATGTGACGGTGGCGACCATGACAACGACCGCGTCGAACGTGCTCAGCACAATGTATGTGTGGGCGCCAAATTACAACGTGCTTCGTATAATGAGCGGGATGGGCGGAATGGCCTATGCCAATTAAAAATATTTCATTGTTGTTTCTTGCTTTTGTCGATATAAGCGTATATCGACAAAAGTGGTTTATAATATTTAGTACTTATTGAACATAAATGGTCAAGAAACATCTCATTTATCTTCTAGAATGTAAAGGAAAGTTTTATGTGGGAAGAACTTGTAATTTCAAGATGAGGATGCTTGGTCACAGATACACAAACTCTAAACGTTCTAAACTGGCAAATGCCATCAAGAAATATGGCTGGGCATCTTTTGACGTGTCTGTGCTAGAAGATGATTTAACTTTTGAGGAGGCCGTCGTCCGAGAACCATATTTCATATCTCTTCTAGAGACGGTCAAGTATGGGTACAACATCCTCCCCGGAGGCGCGGGATATAACCGGGATGATGCTCCGATGAAGACAATACGAAAGATACGAGCATACAACATCAAGACAAAAGAAACTTTGATTTTTGAAACTGTCTCTGATGCCGCAGAAGAACTCGATATTCATTCTGGCAAGATATCTGCGGTGCTTAACAAGACCGTGGAAATAAACAGACACGGTACCGAAGTGGTGAGGAGGCAAGCAGGAGGCTACACATTCGAGGATTTTGATGAGACTGCTCCAGACATGACATACGAGGAAATCCCAAAGGTGATGAGCAAAGATGCCAAGGAAAAAATTGGTGCTGCTGCCAAGGGACGTGGTGCCAAAGGTGTCATAGGATATCACGTGCTAGGATACACGGTGGAGTTTGATGTCATCAAAGATGCTGAGAAAGAGTTTAATTTATCTAAAGGAGAGATTAATAAGTGTGCCAAGGGATTGCGTGGGGTGCGAGGTGGTTTTATATGGAAATATAAGGACATCGAGGAGCGTGCCAAGTATCCAGAGTGGGACATAACAAGAAAGTGCGGTACTAAATTAAATCAATTGGGGCGACCTGTGTATAGGATTTTAGAAGATGGAACCAAGGATATGTATCCATCATCGAATGAGGTAAAACGTATTCTTGGTATTACAAACTTGTATAAAAGTCTTACAACAGGGCAAAAGTCAGGTGGTTACAGATGGTTTTATGACGACTAAAAAAATATATATTGTAAATATAAAAGGAAAATGTCCGGAAGTCGCATAACCGGTGGAATGGCAGATGGCCGCGCGTTTACTAACTATGTGTCGAGTGGTCTGTACAACAACTACCTAGAGGCTCAGTTCAAGACCCCCGAGGACTCTCAGTACCGCGAATATCTCCAAAAAAATGCAAAGGCCGTAGAGCAGAAGATAGGCCGCCTGACCGCCGTATACATAAAGCCGCCAGTGATGCCAAAGAGCAACCTGAAGGTCGAAGGCGATCCTAATGCCCGCATGACTGCTGCTGGCCCCGACTACAGCCAGAAGATTCTTGACGATTCTTATTACAAGCGCGTTGCAAATTTCAACACCGTTGCCTCACAACAGAAGATGTACCTCCTCGGGCTAGACAACAAGAACTACGGAAATATGTAATTACTTTGTTTACAGTTTTTGTCGATATATATTTATATCGACGAAATCACAGAAGAGAAATTGAGTACTTAGGAAGCATTGTCACATTGGTAGAGGTGATGACCATATTGCTCAGGACATTTTCTCCATGGAAGGAGATAGATGCATCCATGTCAACATCAATGTCTAGGAGGTTTGCCACCAGGACATACGAACCATCGGTGGTTTCGACATTGTATGTAATAACACCGGTGACATTCTCACGCGTCAGCGAAACAATGTCTCCCATGGAGGACCATAGGTGAACGGCATATGCGGTGGGAGCGAAATTGTTGTCCTGGTTGAAGAGGGAGAAAATCTCAGTGTTCTCGTCATGCGTCACCCAATGCGTGCCCCAGCATAGGAGAGGGCCTAGGACCTTTGGTTTTTCGAGGAAACGACCAATGATGTCAAAAGTCATAATCATAGACCCTACATCATTGTGCTGAACAGGCCCGCCTGCCTTGAAAACCGCCCAGTCTACAACACTCGTCTCAGTCACCATCGCAAAAATGTCGCGTTTCTTCTCGGCGGAGATGTCGGCGAGGTTTAGAGCATCATAAAAGTGGTTATACATTGTGTCAAAGTTGCCCTTACCATTGATAAAATCCTCATACCTGTTATCGAGTTTGCGAAGTGGGAAGTGGTGAATGGCAACAAAGTCGATGTGTTCTCCCGCGACATTCAGCACATCGGTAATGAACTCTGGCAACATGCCGTTAGATCCGATGATAGCGTCTGGGTCTTCCTCTCGCATCGCGTTGGCAAAGTCGATGAAGTCAGTACCATACTGCGTGCCATTGTCAGGAGAACCATTGTAAGCAACCTTCTTGAGGTCGCTCTCATTGCCAATCTCCCAGTAGAAAGTGTTGTTGAAATTCTCACGAGCATATCGCACCCACTGGCGCGCAGTCTCGATGAGAGTTTCCTTAGAGGGACCATCGTCCGTATACATGCTGTCAAAGTTTATGATGACGGAGACATCCCTGTCCCCAGCAACATCCATAAACTGGTCAAAGTCGAGCGCGTTGACAAACGACCCGTTGCTGATGATGGTGTTATCATTGTTTGGCCATCTGGCAGTCGTGTTGAAAGCTGGTTTGTGAGTGTCCGGCGTCCAGAATGGAGCCGTAGCCCAGAGATACGAGGACGCTTCCAGGCCTCCCGGAAAACGCAGCGACATAGGCCCAGCATTGTCGATTGCAACCGAGAATGGCAGGGCTCCTGGATTCCTTCGTTCGTCAGGATCGGCATAATTGAGCGTGGACATCCCTACATTTTTGGTGGTGGGCAGAATCTTTGCATTGGCGAAGACCAAGAGGAGGGAGCACACGAGGAACTTCATTGTCTGAAGAATGAGACAAAGAAAATGCTTATATGTTTTCTGGGTATACCGGGGTCAAGTGACACATTGTGTAAATTTTATTTTAAAAATATTTATAGTGTATAAGTAATATTATGGAATTGTTGGCGCTTGCTGGATTTTGTCGATATAGTTTTATATCGACAAAATAAACATAAAAGAGTTATAACTATATTGGTTTTATGGAAGAAGACCAAATAGACTATATCAATGATATTGAATTTGAAACATTTATAGACCATTACTGGGACGAGCAGAATATCTGTGTGTATACCGTGGACCTCGAAAATAAGAAATATGTTGGTATCACGCGCGATACCAAGACAAGATGGCGAATGCACGCATATCCAAGTTCCAAGTGTAGGTATATACGCGATGCTTTGCTAAAATATGGAGTAGACAATGCAAAGTTTGAAATAATAGAGCGTGATGTATCTCCGGAGGATGCTGACAAAAAAGAACAATATCACATAGATAGATTAAATACACTAGCACCAAATGGTTATAATTTGACATCTGGTGGTAGGTATCACAGACATAGTGAGGAAACCAAACAACTGATGCGTGATTGGTGGCAGGTCTATGAGAACAGAGAACGACGAGCTGCCTCTCTAAACAAAACTCAAAATACACCAGAATACAAAGAAAAGGTGAGGCAACAATTACTACGACAATGGCAAGATGAGGAATATAGGGAAAGCATCAAAAATACTATGATTGCCGATTGGGCAAATGAGGAACAGCGCAAAAAACGGATACAATCATTGATTATCGCCCAAAATAAACCAGAGGCCAAAGAACGTGCCAGTAAACAGCTGACACAGCGATGGAAGGATGATGATAATTACAGAGACAAGATGACTACTACAACAAAAAATCTCTGGTCAGACCCAGAGCATCGAGAGATGAGAATGGTATCTTTGTTAGAAGCTCACGCTAAACCAGAAGAACAAGAACGTAAGAGTAAAGCTCAAAAGGCCGTATGGAATGACCCTATTAAACGAGAAAAAATACTTGCTGGTTGGCAAACAAGAAGAATAAAGAAGCAAAAGACATTCGAAGATGTCTTTATGAAGTTTAATGGTGATAAGGAAATGATTAAGAAGGAGTTAAATATCACATCCGAGAAGACATATAAGACACATCTAAACGCAATACCTATGGAGAGGTGCGTAAATTTTGTTTTTAAAAATATTTATAGTGTATAAGTAATATTATGGAATTGTTGGCAATTGGATCCATCGTGGCCTATGGTCTATACTCGTCACAAGAAGGTCGAGAGCCCAGACAAGATCGGAATACATATCGCAACATTATGGACGGTGGCAATGGTGTAGATGAAGAGTATGACACGAAGCCAACCCAGATGGTGAAGAACTATCGCAAAAAGGCTTCGAAGCGGTGGAAAGAGGCACAGGTTCCCAAGCAGAGCGGGATAATAACCCCAAACCAGAGACCCTCGGAGGTAATGCCTTTCTTTACGTCTGGGAAGACGATGAACACCAACCCTGAGATGAATCAGCGGAGGATGGAGCTCTACACTGGCCAGGTCTTGGACGGTTTTAGCACCTCGGGAACATATAAGCACAAGCAGGAAGCTAACAACTTCTTTGGCATGACTGCTCAAGGCCGTGTGGGGTCCGACGGAACCGTTGGTAATATGCCTGGCGATACCGAGTTGCTTAAGGCACGTTCCGTTAACTCCCATCAGCACAACAATGTCATGCCCGCCGAACAGCTCCGCGTTGGTCCCGGTCTCGGCGTCGGACCCGAGGTCGCGGCAACTGGTGGTTTTCAACAGTTCTATCGCCAGCTCCCTCTCAACGTCAACGACTACAAACTCACACAGTTACCAGGTCGTCTTGTCCCTGGTTCTGGAACCGCTCTTGCAGGAGGAAAGGGAGAGGTCCAGCAGATCCAGAGTGTAAACCACAATCCCGGCGCTCTCGTGCTGCCCTATGACGAACGCCCTTCGCTTCCCACAACTAACGGTGCTATCCTCGCCGCCACACAATATGGTGATGAACCTCGTGGTTTCTCTGGTCTCAAGCCCTTCGAAAGTTATAGTGGTGTGGGAGAGGCTGATGTGTCCGCTCCTCAGGGTCGTTATGTGGATCAGACTCGCGGTCGCCCACGCACCGGCGATGGTCAAACAGATCCTATAATCAACATCAATGGAACATCTGTAGCGGGTGGCGCGGCTGGTGGATATGTGACAGAGGCGGATCAAGGATCTTTCACCCTTGACTCGCAGCGTGGTCTTATCAACAGGTATCTCATGCCCGCAGGCGTCACCGGTGTTGTCCAGTCTGCAGGTGAGGCGCGTCCAGAGTATGTTCCAGAGTCCACTATTCGCGAACAATACGAGGATGCTTACTTCACGGGTCCTGCAGGTGCAACGGGCGGTCAGTTCGCCGAGCGTATGGACGTATTGGAGTTGCAACCAGAGGGGCGTACATCCAAGCGTACAACCCAGAACATGGGTTTCACCCCTGGCGCTGGCCGTGTAAACAACTTCGCTCCCGCCTCTCAAGGCAGTTACGGTCTCAAGAACCATCCGACCTACGACGGCATCGAGCGCACACAGCCTCGGAATGTCAATGCGCAAATCTTTACTGGTGTGGCCGCGGAGGGCGAAGATGACAGATTTGGTACAAAGAGCCGGGTCGAAAACCCGTGGGGAACCCCTGGCAGCCTAAATATCGCATCTAATCAGCTCGCCGATAACCGTATCAACCGCGATGTTGCCAGACCAAGTGCCCTTGAGTTCTCTGCAGGTGACCCTATGGCACAACAAAGATTTAAGCCCACTGCATGGACTCCCAATAATGCTGGTACTGGTGACATATCGAATCTGCCACTTTGGAAGCAGCAACAACTTAAGAAAAATAAAAAGTAGATGTCATTTGTCCTAAGAATACATATTGACAAACAAGTGATTATAAAGAACTCATACCTTGTAATAAAAGTTATATGGAAGAGACGCTAGAATACTATTTTGAAGATGAGTCGCATGTCATCTTCGAAAAATACACGATCAACACACTCGGTATCATCAAGAACAAAATATCAGGAAAGACACCGAGTTACGGAAACAGAGCGTACAATGAGTGTGGCGTGTATGATGACGATGGGAAATGGCGCTGGATACGAGTAGCTCGTGCGGTAGCATCAACCTTCTTAGGGAAGCCGCCGACACCCCAGCATACCGCCGACCACATTGAGAGCGAACAAAAGAAGAATGATGCGCTGTCAAACATCCGGTGGAAATGCAAACCGGGGCAACGTGCTAATCAGATTCGCCAAGATACTCTCAAATCAGCAATCATCGTCGTCAAGGATGGTGACGAGAAGACCGTGAAAGAGTGGGTCGATTTTATGAACGCCACAAAGACGCCGAAAGAACGCGAGTTTACCAAAGGCATGATTGAACAGTATGCTCAAAGGAAGACTCGTGGATTTGCGTACAAGATATATCCTGATCTTGAAGGCGAGGACTGGAAGAAGATTGAGGGTTCCAAAAACACCCAGGGTCGCTGGGAGATCTCGAACATGAATCGCGTGAAGTACATTACGAATCACGCAGAAAATGTCCTGTGGGGCGAACGCTTGGGACGTAAGAACGGGTATCCTTTTGTCAACATCAACGGGAAGATTTGTTATTGTCACATCCTGGCGTTCACAGCGTTTCATCCTGAGTTGTGGGCCGCAAAGGAGCTGGAAGAGATGGTCTGCCACGAAGATGATGACAAGGAGGACTTCCGGCCTCACAAGCTTTGTCTGGGTACCGCTTCCGACAATGCGAAGGACTCATACGCCAACGGCAAGCGCGATGGCACAAAGTCCGCACGGATGAAGTGCGCATCGTACATTGACGGCGTGGTCGAGAAAGATGATTATACCAGTCTGACGGCCGCCGCAGAGTATCTGAAATCCAAAGGATATCCCAAAGCATCTCATCGAGGTGTTAGTATGGCACTCTCTGGAGATTACAAAACAATGTACGGTCGCACGTGGCAGAAGATCAAGTGACGTGTCATTGCTTTGCCCCAGGAGTGTCATTTGACCCTGGTGTTTCCAAGAACATAAAAGGAGGGTTGGTGACCTAGTAAATCACCAAAAAAACAAGCAAACATGTTCTCCGCTCTTCCCAACGACATCGCACGCCAGATCGCCAAGATTGCAATTAATGAGAGAAATGAGGATGTGCTCGACCAGATCAGGAATAATGTGGCACATATCATGGAGTTTGCTGCCACGGAGAAATGCGATTTTGTGGATACCCCTCTTTTTGATGGCTCGACAAAGTATCTTTGCGTCACTCAGTTTAAAAAGAACGAGCAACTCGCTTCCCGCGGTATGATCACTCTGACGATTACTTTCTGGGTTAATTCTGATGAGTTTGAGCTCACCAAGCATATCTATGTTACACCCAACGGCGAATATGAAGAAGAAAATGACTATTCCTTGTATGTTGTTGACAAGCAAGGAAAGTATGGAGACATTGTGGCTGAAGTGTTTGGTCACATCTTTACAGATGGCATCGTGTATTGATTTTAGTCACATATTCTGGAAAAAATATCACATTATGTAAGCATATGCTCGACACAAATTTTGACAAGGAAATGCCGAATGATATTCTCAGGACAGTTTACAGGATGGCAGTGCATCTGAGAGACAGGGATATCTACAACAGCAAAGTTTGTGAAGTTGCCAATAAAATATTGACTGACATTTCAACCAACATAACAGCGCGCGTGACTGTGGGGTTTTATTCGGATGTGTTTAACTTGACAAATCTACATGGTTTCATACGGACATATGGGATGGGGCATATAGTTACATTGGATTTCGCGGACAGGACTGTGAACGCGGTGCTGAAGATTAAACAGAATGATGGGGTGTATGTTATAACTGACTATGAGTGCACGACTGATAATGTTTTTGCTTTGCATGTTGTTGATTCTCTGGTTTCACAATTTAATGATCAGCTTGTTCTGGTTAACAAAAGAAGGCCCACGCGTGCATGGATACAGATGCAATTGCGCGATAAAATCATAGAGGATCTGGCGATGGCCACGAAAATTTCTGTTTACAGACTAGAACGGATATTAGACTCTTGAACAAATACATTGGTTTTGATACATCTTTACCAAGATATATCAAGTATAATGCCCGCTATGCGAATCGAACGCATAACCTCCACCTTACGAAGGTGGCGCTCTGCCAATTGAGCTAAGCGGGCTGTAGCAACGACGCGATTCGAACGCGTGCCCCGTTAGGGATCCCGTCTTGAGCGGGACGGAATGGACCAGACTATCCGACATTGCCGTGTGTTTATAGCCCACGTGGCTGTACCTGCAGGGAAAGGAAATATGTGGTCAGTAATGTATCTTAAAAGTAAAATGGCAATTACTTACGTAAAAATAGATACTTATCTTTTTGGTATGTTTTCGCCCACCGGCGGCGCCATCGAAAGACGGCGACTTCTGCCCACTGAGAGGATTGAACTCTCGACCTTTCGCTTACAAAGCGAACGCTCTACCACTAAGCTAAGCAGGCTATCTCACCACCCGGTTTCGATCCAGGTACCTAAGGATGACAATAGACAATTACAGTCCTTCGCTCTTCCAATTGAGCTATGGCGAGGCGCGTTTAAAGTCCGCCGACTCGACCCCACGCAGAATCGAACTGCGAACGGGTGGTTAACAGCCACCTGTGATAACCGTTTCACCATAGGGTCTTGCGTTTAAAGTCCGCCGACTCGGCATCCATCGGATTCGAACCGATGACCTACAGGTTAACAGCCTGTCGCTCTAACCAACTGAGCTAGGACGCCAATGCATTTAAAGTCCGCCGACTTCTGCCCGATGTGGGGCTCGAACCCACGACCACTAGATTAAGAGTCTAGCGCTCTACCAACTGAGCTAACCGGGCTATCTCACCACCTGGTTTCGATCCAGGTACCTAAGGATGACAAATAAACAATTACAGTCCTTCGCTCTTCCAATTGAGCTATGGCGAGGTGCGTTTAAAGTCCGCCGACTCGACCCCACGCAGAATCGAACTGCGAACGGGTGGTTAACAGCCACCTGTGATAACCGTTTCACCATAGGGTCTTGCGTTTAAAGTCCGCCGACTTGAATGTGCTGGGAGTCGAACCCAGGTTTACAGCTTGGAAGGCTGTTATGCTACCGTTGCATCACACATCCTGGCGTCTCTGGCGGGGGTCGAACCCGCAACCTTTGGATTAGAAGTCCAACGCGCTGTCCATTGCGCCACAGAGACATGCGTTTAGTGCCCGCCGGCAGTGGCTTCACACGGTATCGATCCGCGGACCTTGGCATCTTCAGTGCCACGCTCTCCCATCTGAGCTATAAAGCCTTGCGTTTAATGCCCGCCGGCAAGTAGCAGCAACGCGATTCGAACGCGTGCCCTCATAGAGGATCCGATCTTAAGTCGGACGGAATTGACCAGACTATCCGATACTGCCATTACGTTTAAAGCCCGTCGGCTATGCTCCTACCGGGTGCTGCCCCCGGGCTCCGGGCTTATAAGACCTGGCGATTGACTGTTTTCTTATAGGAGCTGGTGCGCCTACCGGGTGCTGCCCCCGGGCTCGGGACTTATAAGATCCCGCGACTAACTGTTATCTTATAGGCGCTTTTACTTACCTGTCATACACACTCATGCACAGAAACACTTGCTTATCTTCTCAAACAACCCAGTCTTATGCATCTTCTCAACAAGTCTGTCTATGCTCCCATCATCAATCATCTTCTTGAGCATCTCGAGTGTTTCAGGTGTCAACCTGTCATCGATCGTGCCCAACTTACCATCTTTACCCGAAGCAAAGGCAACTAGTGCCTGTTTTGCCATTGGGCGATTGTTGCCTGCCAACGCTTCCTCAACAAGATCCAAAATTACCAGCATGTTAACGCTTGCAAGCGTAGCCATTATATACTTACGTATACACTATTTTTTTTAGATTTTAACGAATGCTAACAGCTCACAGGAACTTTAGGTTGTCCTCGTCCTCGTCGGACACAATCGCCAGCTCCTTGGGGGCCTCCTCATCGTCACCGTCCTCGGCAACGAAGGCAAACGCATCGAGACGAGCGGGCTTCGAAACAATGAGGATCTGTACGGCGCGGAAAGAAATGCCCCAGCTGGTGCCGGAGCCGATGAACCAGATGCTGGCGACCTCGGCAATCACCTTCACCTTGGCGCCCTTGGGGACGTCCTCGACGCTGATGGGCTTCTTGTCAGTGTCAAAAATCTGGACATTGGGCTTCCCGTTGAGCATTGGGATCTTAAACTTCATCACGGGGGCATACTTACCGGAGGGATCCGCCTTTGTCAGCTTGCGGTAGGTGTCCTCAAGGAGCTCACGAGACTTCTTCTTGCCAAACCAAGAAACGGAGTTCTCAACAGCTGCGTCAACCAGATGGGTGTCCAGCTCGTTGATCTTGTTAAAGAGAGTTGCCAGGTTCTCATTGGTGTCCATATCACGGAATGACAGGTCAGCAGAGTAGCTGGTGGGCTCAGCATCGGGACGCTCACGGTAGCCAGAGATACCGAAGGGCAGGTGCATCGCGGGGGTCTGGATGGTCAGGCGAGTCTTGGTTCCATTGACATCAGCGAGAGGAACATACTTGCCACCGAGCTTGTTCTTCTCTACGGGAGCGAACTTGATGTTGGAGGGCTCAAAGGTCTTAGCGGTGAAGATTGCCATTCTGATTTAGGAGGGTTTGTTTTTCCTTAAGTTCTTTGGCAGTTGTTTGCTTGGCTTTTGGGTTTGGGGGTCTTTGTTTGTTTGTTCTTATGGGCAGATGGTTGGTGGTGAGGAGATGTTCTTTGTGTGTCAGAGTCTCCTTTTATGCTCTTGTGTGTCGATATAATCATTCCAGGGTCAAATGACACTGCTTTTTGTTCCCACAGATGGGGCAGGATTTGTAAAACAGCAAATCTACCAGTCCAAGCAGTACAGCTGCCAG